TCAGAAGCCAAGGCGCACGCGACCTTCGGGGTCGTTCGGATTGGTGGTGATCCACGCGGTGCCAGCGAAGGCATTGGGGTCACTGCCGTCCTTCTCTTCAGATGTAAGCTTGCCGTCTTTGGTCAACCACAGCTGTACGCCACGCTGCCATGTTCCTGCTGTAACCTTGGGTAATACAAACACGCCAGTCATCATCAGTTCACCGTCCGCATCAACTGGGATGTCGTGCTGGGCGATACCAATAAGATCACCAACAATTACCGGCTGACCTGATACCACGTCTTTACCGGTACCGTTATGCCAGTCCATGGTATTGCCATCCTGATAGTAGTTCTTAGCCATTGGATTACCTTCCTGATTGAAGGGTTGATATGAACTAGCGCTTTTGAATAGAGTTACGAATGAGGCCGCCTGGACGCAGGCTGGCCTGAATAGCTTTCGCGATAACGGCGCTTAACTCTTCATCATTGTGCTGGGTATTGATATTCACAGTAATGACATTGCTGTAGTGTGGCGACCCCAGAGCACCACTGGTAACGGTGAAATGCTCAGCCAGAAACTCCACTTTGCTTTGAGGCGTTAGCTCTGCGAACAATCCGCTCTCACGCACTGCATCAATAACAGCATTGCGCATATCGTCAGACAATCGGGTTTTCGTGGCGGATGCATTAACGCTGATACCCGTACCTACAACATATTGTTTACTGTTCTCGCCAGCATTAACCTCAATGCCGCAGGTATTCTTCAACTTGCCTCCGCTCGGAGCCCCAACAGCTAACATTTTCGGAAAATACTCAGGAATACCTTCGACTCTCTGACGCGTGCCCCATTTGTCATAACTCGCCTTTCCCGCTGGGCTCTGCAATTCGAAACCGTCAGCAGTGGTCATTACGGCCAAGCTCTGCATGACCTCTTTTAGCGATAAATTCTTCATATTCATTTCCTTTTAGATGTGAGCCTGTCGCATGACAATACCGCCCGAGAGGTAATGGTATTACCCAGGCTCACTGCTGAAAGACTCTCTTGGGTGCGCGTGCGATGCGCGGGAACCACGCGAATGCGAGGCTGTTATTTATTTTTGTAACGAGCCCAGAGCATGCAGGCGTTCAATGCAATTGAAACCATTAGCAGCATCAGGAAAGTGGTGGGCAATGCATAAAACGCAAATGGTAATGAGCACATATCCGCTCCAATAAAAAAGCCACCAGCAAATGCCAGTGGCTTTAAAGAAAACTCTAACCATCAAAGTTCACATAAAGCGAATGCTAGTTAATGATTTTCGCCAGGAGTATATGTAAATCAGTGAAGACATTTTGGTCTGGCTTACCAAATGGTGCTCTTTGTACAGATGGATCGACAAGCATAAATTGAACGCTACCATCTAAATCGCTAGTGCCTAATTCTTTCAACGTAGCAATTTTTGTGGCCTCAGCAGCCAATTGTTGATCCAAGTTTGCTTCTTCACTGCCAGAAAACATAGATTGCACATTGATACGGGCGCCTCTGCAAACGCGATATCTGACAGTATGTTTTTTATTGTTATACATAACATTAAATGAACCATCGAAACCCGCAGGACCTTGCTCATTATCATGACTATCAATAGTCACCATTACTTTTCCAGTATAGCTGGCTTCTAAAGTCCCTTGTGTCTCAACGACTGTGAGACCATTCATTTCAAGAAACGCTTTACACTTCGGAAAAATACTTTCGCTAACAATTTTTGCCTGTTCAGAGATCACTTTACGCCTAGAGCTTAAATATTTTTCTGATTCATTTTGCAGGTCAATTAATTTTTTACGCTTTTCTAATGACATAATTTCACCTTAAAATCATTCGGCAATCACAACAATGATTTAACACAATAAGTTACAGTAATTTAACACAACAAGTTACAATAATTATGTCACATTTTGAGAGGCTGCATCACTCTATTTATTATACAAATGGACTATTAACTATTTTAGGCACTGCTGAATTATGTAAGCCTGCATGCCCGCAATCATTTTTCTGCTGGTTTCGATTCGCTCTCTGAGGGTGAAATAATCCCGTTGAGCGGCGTCAGTAAGTCGGGGGCCGGCAACATCATCCACGCTGGTGGTGCTGGTGATTGAGGACACACCAGAGCAGGTGGCCGCGAGGCGCAGCCGCTTAGTGCCAGCAGCAACATCACGCTGCAACTGTTCAATAGTCGCTTTGGCATTCGCCAGTTCTCCGGTGTATTTCGCATCGAGTGCTGCAACATCACGTTGGCGCGTCTGCATATCACTAATTGTCTGCTTCGCCAGGCCGAGGCTTTTCTCTGATTTATCAGCACGCCGTTTCTCATCCTGATATTTGGTGTGGTAGTAGTTAGCACTCAAGATCAGGCCACCAGCTAGGCTACAGACGAACAATGAGATCAGGAGCTGGTAAGGGATTTTCATTACTGTCCCCAGGTACATACTGTGTACTCAATCTCTCTGCGGGAGATAAGCCCTTTCCACTGCACACCACCAGCAAATGTCCATCGTTTCAGCTCATCACAAGCGCCAATGATATCGCCTGTATTCAGCTTCTTCAGTAGAGTGGATTTGGCAAAAGCTCCGGCACCGACGTTATAGGTGAAAGAATAAAGAGCGGCGCGTGTTGGCTCTGGTATAGAAATACGAATTAATGGATCAATGGCCTTAGCAACCTTGCTCAGGTCTGACTTAAGCAACGCATCACATTCCCGGTTGGAATAGCGATACCCACGACGGATATCACTGCCTGTATGACCATCGCAAACAGTCCAGACACCAACAACATCCTGGTATGCGTAATATCGACGTCCTTCAACGCCGTCTGCATTACCAAGCATCACACCAGCAATTGTGATTGCACCCGCTCCACTGGCTATCGTGGCCACCAGCTTATTTCTAAGTGTTGGATTCATGTTGGCTCCTATCCTTGCGCCTATCTTCTTTAAGTTTGAAATAAAGGTTGGTCAGATAAGTCAGGATGGCTATCAGTATCCCGGCCAGTACACCAATGGCATTCCACTGTTCAGGGCTGTAGGCGTTAAGGATGCCATTGGCTATGCTGCCAATTGAGGCGCCATAGGCCGCGCCAGTGGTCAATTTATCCATTCGGTGCATGCTCTCACCTCGCTAGTTGCGGGTGCTGTGTGATGGAAATAAAAAGACCCGCAAATGCGGGCCAATGTGGTTACTCTGCCAGTACTCTGATTTCTTCCACTGTTTGCCTGAATCGCTCCTCTTCCAGTTCCACACCTATTCCTTGACGTCCAAGCTGTATTGCCGCTTTGATTGTCGATCCGGAACCCATAAAGAAATCAGCAACCACGTCGCCGGGTTTGCTGCTGGCGTTGATAATCTGCCGCAGCATATCGGCAGGCTTTTCACATGGGTGCTTACCTGGGTAGAACTGGACGGGCTTATGGGTCCATACATCGGTGTACGGAACCGAAACTGAAACAGCAAACGGACGCCTGAGAGCTTTGAACTCACTCAGCAGCTCAGAGTATGTTCGGTTTAATGACTGCCATGTTTCCACCAACTGGTGATGTGGCTTATCCAGTTCATGGTTCACATGCTTTGTGATGGCTACATCAGTGAACAGCGCCTGCAGCTTTAAATAATCCGCCTCGTTCGGTAACTGCCACTGGCTGGCACCGAACCAGTGCGAAACCATGTTCTTCTTGCCCGTCGCATCTGCAATCTGTTTTGACGTCACACCCAGAGCTTCCCGGGCATTGCGGAAATAATCAATCAGCGGGCTCATGATGTGCCGTTTGTTGTCGTCGCACTCTTCGGCGTAACTGTCGGGTTTATACGGCCCCGGATAATGTTCTGCGAACAGCACGCGCTCAGTCGCGGGGAAATAAGCCCGCAGGCTTTCTTTATTGCAACCGTTCCAACGGCCAGAAGGTTTCGCCCAGATGATGTGGTTCAGAATGTTGAAGCGCTGACGCATCAGCAACTCAATATCAGCCGCCAGGCGATGGCCACTGAACAGGTAAATACTTCCGTTTGGTTTCATCACCCGCCAGAACTCAGCCAGGCAAGTATCGAGCCAGGCCAGGTAATCAGCATCACCCCGCCACTGGTTATCCCAGCCATTGGATTTCACCTTGAAGTAAGGCGGGTCGGTAACAATGAGATCGACGGAATTATCAGGAAGGGAAGCAAGAACTTGAAGACAATCAGCGTTGAACAACTCAACACTGTTTAAAATTACAGTATTTTTCATAGATCAGTAAGCATGACTCTGGTAGGCTCACTGTGCTTTAGCGCTAAAGCTGTGGGCCTTGGTTCGCTTGTGACCTTAAGACATGAGCGAATGGCTGGTCGGGTGCTACAACACCCACCAGCCGCCCATTTCACAGCAGAAGCCTCCTTAATGGAGGCGCTTGTAACATCCGACCTGATATTCCGATAACCCCGCCATGACTAACTGCGTCAGTATTAACTGGCATCGTTCACGCGTCAGATGTGTGTTCTGGGCGATCTCCCCAACGGTTGCAGGTTCGTCGCTTAGTTCATTGAAAACCGCCCTTGCCGTTTCCGTCATATCTTTTTGATTTAGCATGTCTTTATCCATTTTTTGTGTATGACACACATGTAACTCTGAACAAAACGCACATCAAGATATGAATGGCAAAATAGGCGTGCCAGCGCGCATTTTTGCGCTGTTAAATTGCCGCTATAGGTGTCGCGGCGCACCATCGTATTTTTTAGGCTGTTTGCTGCGTTAATCGGGTCGCCAGTCCAAACTCAGTGATGCTACAGCGCTATGCGCCTTCACTTCCCTTTCCCTCACTACGTCGCCGTGGGAACCCGACCGTATTAACGCCGTCGTCGCGCGGCCTGACATTAATCAAGCATCTGTATTTGCGGTCTCACCGCTTTGCTACTCCATTTTCAACCTCCAGAAACAACAAAACCCCGCCGAGGCGAGGTTTTTGGTTTGATAAGTGCGGTGTCTTTGTGACCACTCTTATCACAATACTATGGTTTTTGCGGACCGCGATAGCTTTTTAATTTATTATCGCCAAAGCAATAAACTGGGAACAGGTAAATACAAGGATTAATAAATGCGAGACAATTTTAGCACCGCTACGGTATCAAAACTTGCCGAAAGAGCTGCCTATGTTTGTAGCCATCCAACATGTAACAGATTAACTATTGGCCCTGACCAAGCATGCACCGATCGGTCTATAAAAACAGGAGAAGCAGCTCACATATGCGCGGCTTCATCTAATGGCCCAAGATATGATATGTCTCAAACAACAGCAGAGAGAAAAAGTATAAATAATGCAATCTGGTTATGTGCCACATGCTCTGATTTAATCGACAAAAATAATGGTCTGGGGTATGAAGCCAGTGAGCTTAGAAAATGGAAAAGAGATCATGAAACCCTGATCAAGGATTGCCTGGAGGGAGGCAAGAGGATGATTTTTGGAATGATCCAAGGTGGGCAATTAAAAACAGAGCTGAAGATAGCTGAACGAATAGTTCACATTCTTGAAGATAAAGGCTGCCTTTATATGGATTACCTTCAAGAAGATCCGACATTTGTTGCCGATTCTTTAAAAGAGTTAAGAGTTTCCCTATCGGCTATAAGGGCAGAAGTTGACTCAATTTCACCCTTATCGGTAATAATTCAATCTATCATAGCAGCCTGTAGATACTATATGAATAACACCTCTACCAATCCCGATATAAAAGAACTTAATTATTCATTAGGAGCTGTTAGGAAAATTATTGGTTTGAACCTCAATCAATTGTTATCAAATTACGACATACCTGTTAATGATAACCTCTCATCCTTGCTACCGAAATCATAAATAAAATGATAATTGCAAGAGCATACTAATGCACTTGCAATTATTGTACTAAAAATCAATTACTCCATATCAAGTCGTATGTCTAACATTGATAAACACCCGTCAATGAAACCTTCCGCCATTTGTATTTCTATTCTTATATTTTTTTCATCTTTTTTCCGACTCTTTGCCATGCTCCTCTTGGAAACACGATAAATATAATATGCAACCAAGAGAGAATGCTCATATGGTTTTTTCTTCTGTAGCCTTGTCATACAGCTTTCAATGATGAGCCCGTCATCATCAGTACATGACAACCTATTGCTACTTGATTGAGGCAACAAACCTTTAAAACCAGCAGCAATATGTGAATAATCTACGCCAGAGCTTTCACTTGCCGCCCAGGCCCCCCAACGCTCTAAGACCATTTGCATATCACGCATCAATTATCTCCATACACTTACGCTTTAACTATTACGCCAATTGCCAACACGCGATCCAGAAAACGAAACACCAGCTCAAGCTGGGTTCCATACTTAAGTTCGAATGCTGCTAAGTCAGCGTGCAATTCGTCGTGACACTCTCTGCACAGAGGGATCACGAAGAGGTCGTGGGCTTTTGTGGCTGTACCACTCATACCATGCCCGATGATATGGTGCGGGTCGTCTGCTGGTCGGCGGCAGCATTCGCAGGGTTGAGTTTTCACCCATCGGGTATAAACCGGATTTATCCAGCGATGCCGCTTCGGTCGCAGCATGAATGATTCAGGGCTTTCCGGATCAGCGATAAGTTTCAGGACGGGTTTAACCGGCTCTTCGAGCGTATGTGCGTGAGCTCTAACTACTGCACTGACCGCTTTCACTTTCTCTTTAACAATGCTGGTGGCCGGAAGTGAGGGCACAATGTCACTTTCTTTATATACGGACAGGAACGGCTCTTCCGGCTTCCGCAATGCTTTACGAGCCATCCCTTCAGGAAGGCAATCAACCAGGTCATAACGTATCGCCCACCAGCAGAGTTCTGGCAGCGTCAGTTGATGAGTGCCATCAAAACCAAGATTACGCAGTGCTGAAGCAATGACGAATTCCACCACGTTCCGGTGCGCCAGATCCGCAAGTAGCTCCGTCGCCTGCTCTCGCAACTTGTTATCGCAATGCCAGCAAACGCGAATTGAACCCGGTGGATAAGACATGATGACCATTTCGGGGTGGTGGTAATCACCGTGCGGATACTGACAACCATTCTCCCTGAGGAGTGATGCGTTAAGGGTCGAAAGGCCACCAGCAGCCTGAATCACACGTTCATTCGTAAAGAAGGCCAGCAACGCCAGATCATCAGATAGCGGTTGTGTTGCCGCCGGTACAATACCGGACGGCAAATGCTGCAAATGCTCAGGAACACCTTCAATCAGCACACGCCCCTGATGGAATAAAACCATCACATCTGAGCCTGGCCGGAACAATGCCAGGCCGAGACGCGGAGCAATTTCAGGAGTAAGAATTGCCCTCATGCTGCTTCCCCCTGGTTTCCGCGCTGTGCCTGCTCTTTCCAGATAGCGTTCCAGCGGCTAATGGCAAATTCTGGGCGCTGTTTGCGGAGGTTCGCCGTGCTGGCTGCTTTACAAACACGCTGTTCAAGTTCACTTGGTTTGGTCTGAGAAATGGTTCCGCTCATGTACCGGCGATATGCCGCATCACGTTCGGTTGTGTCGCCTGCTGGCACTTCCCCCGGTTTAACCCACTGGCCGTTCACATTTTCAGGTCGCCCTGCAGCATGCCACTTCGTTGCAGACTGAAGGTAGCCAGGGAATTTGGAGATCTGGAACAGCGTTACAGGGCGCAAGTATTCAGCCATCTTGATATCGTGCCCCCACTTCGCCTGGCTGTAGTCGACAACCAGATTCAAGTCTTCGAGGGAAAATTCTTCCCCCAGTCGGGCACGGATATTTTCCATCGAGGATTTGCTGACCTGGTAACGGGAGCCTGTCACGAGATTCAGGTGAGAAAGAACTTGTTTAGCTTGATCAGTAATTTCTACTTCACGGTCGGTCTGCGCAGCAGGCTGACGAGAGTCTTTTACTTTTGATGGATCTTGTTTTGATTTTACTGACGGATCCCCGCCAGATTCTGCCGGGTCAAAACCACTTTCCTCGTTCAATTTTGACCCATCAAATTTTGATGCGACAGATTTTGACCCGTCAGTTTTTGATGTGTCAGATTTTGACAGGTGAGCAAATGCCGCCGCTTGCAATTTCGCCACGTTAAGACGGTATACATTGGATGCATTGCGATTGCCCTTGCGACGAGCTGTGCGGGATAACCAGCCTTCAGCTTCAAGCTTTGCGACAGCAGTTCTGACCGTACTTGCACCGGCACCAATCTGACGCGCAATGGTTTCAATGGAAGGCCAGCAAACACCCTCATCGTTACTGAAATCAGCCAGGCGAGCCATAATGGCAACACTTGACAACTTCATGCCAGACGACGCACAACCGTCCCAGACATAGGAAGATAATTTAACACTCACTATCAACCCCCCATCAGTTCAGAGGCGTAGCGTTCTGCTATCCACTGAACCCCTTTTGGCGTAACTCGAGTCTGTGTGAATGCGTGACCAAAATCGGAAGTACCAGTTTTCACCGTAAACAAACCATCGCGTTGACGCAGGGCATGGGGCAGCAGGTTGCCAGACTGACGGAACAGCACCTTGTCCCGGACCAGAGTGTCAATCATCGCCTTCTCTGGCATATTCAGGATCTTCGCTGTTTCACGCAGACTTTTATTGCCACCGGCTTCGACGTATTGGTTAACGAACGCGACCTTTGGCGCGTCCTGATGAACCTTGTTTGCCAACTGTGCATTCTGCTCTGCCATATCAGCGGCCAGGCGAAGAGCTTCGGGTAAAGATTGTGGGACTGCAGTTTTGTTTTCTAACTCCTGCCATCTATCCACAAGACGAGCGGTAAATTGTGGAGATAATTGTGCGACAACTACGTAGCTGTCGCGTTTGCCAATCAGGTACTCTTTGTAGTTTCGCCCGTTCTGAAGGTGGGTATACGGCGTTGGCGTATACCCCTGAATTGCCCCAGCTGCCGCCAATCTCTCAATGGTTCGGCAAACATCAGCATGACGTGATTCAACCAGGTCTGAGATTTCTCGACTGCTCATAGTTACCAGGCCGGAAGAAAATACAGACACCGCTGTAGACGCCGCAGCGTTACTCATTTGCTGAACCATTGCGCAGCCCTCCGGTTGAATACCCCCACAATCATGTAAGCGCTACTGTGGTTACATGAAACCCACTGGCCACGTACCATGCATACATACCGAAACGATGGAGCACCCGGTACCGGATGCATCCTTAGTTGCGGTAAATGACAATTTTCGGTTAAATTGCTCATGCGGATTATTTCTCCATACACAACGTAGAGTTTTTCGCCAAGGCGCCCGGAGCTGCATACTCGCGGGCGTCACTCTTTTCTGGCGCACAAAAAACTCGAAATAAAAGCGTTAAATGTTCCTGCCACTTAGCCATTACCTGATAGCTGTGCTCTTCAATCTGAGCGCGTTCCTCAGCATCAATCACACCATCCGCTGTTGCTTTACGGATGTATTGAGAGTGCTTGCCAATCCATTCGACGGATTCCATCAAACGCTGATTTATGTCCCCGTTGTCCACATCATCAACATCTGCCAATGGAACAAAGACACCATTTGAGTTGCGGGCCACTGCATCAGCAATTTGGTGTGAACCACCAGCACGCTGTAGCACCATCGCCCAACCCAAAGGGAAGATCTGATCGCCTTCAGAGCGAAGACGGTTGAATAGCGAGTTTTCAGTTACACCAATCCACTCAGCAGCTTCTGAGTACCCACCAGGCAGATCAGTAATCGTCTTTTTGATTGCGGCCACCAGCCAGGTTGGCTGTTTATCTACTTTCCATTCAGGTTCATTACCCACTGTTCACTCCTTATTTCTGTGGTTACGGTCAAGCAGCTGATTCGTTAGTCTTCAGGTAAAGAGAAGCGTCGTACTTCAACTTTCCTTTGGTAATCCGTTCAATAACGAAGGCTTGCTTTTCTGGTATCACCTCACCCCATCGACAGACTGCAGGGTGGGAAATATTCAAAGCATTCGCGGTCTTGGAAATACCACCGAAGTGCTTTACAACGACTTTCTTTAGCATTTGATTCTCCTTAGTTCGACCGCCCAAAGGTAACAAAAGGTACATTAAATAGCAAACAACAGTTACACCAAAAGGATGTAACATTAGTTACATGAAAACAGAAATGAAAGACCGAATTAGATCCCGGCGCGTCCAGCTGGAAATAACTCAACTAGCACTGGCAAAGAAGCTAGGTGTTAGCCGTGTTTCTGTGACTAAGTGGGAAGCAGGAACAACCAAACCAGACGGTGAGAATCTCCATCAACTAGCCATAGCGTTATCCACTACGCCAGAGTGGCTCCTCTATGGAGAGGGAGATCAGGGACAAGATGACATTCGAGTCACACCCTATTTCAAAGCACCTGTTTCTGTTCCGATTATTTCTGCTGTCCAGGCGGGCCACTGGACAGAAAGCTATGCTTGCTCAAGGTTAACTGATGTGATTTCGTGGACTCAAACGACGGCTGATGTAAGTGATGAGGTATTTGGGCTGGTTGTTCGTGGAGAGTCGATGACGAATCCCAATGGCTTACCGTCCATACCAGAAGGTTCAATAGTTATTGTTGAACCAAACTATGGGCAGCTAGATAATTTATACGGAAAGATAGTGGTTGCAGTACTAGATGGCTCATCAGAAGCAACTGTGAAAAAATTAGTATGGGATGGCCCTTATTCTTATTTAATGCCCCTAAACCCTGCCTTCAAGCCAATTCCAATTGATGGCAACTGCCGGATAATAGGGAAAGTTGTTCAAATAACACAAAATATCTAACCCCCTGTAACTCCTAGCCAAAAGAAAGCCAGCAAACAATTGTTGGCTTTTTTTATGCCCATCAAGGTAACAATAGGTACACTTCACCCTTGACCGCCAAGGTAACTAAAGGTACATTCATCTCAACGGCAGTGAACAGGCAGGACGCCCACTAAGTAGCGGCCCCTGGCGTATGAAGATGGGGATGATTCGTAAACCTAGCGTTTCGGGAGGGAAGCAAGATGCAGGAAGTTAAAGCAAAGCTACTCAGCAAGGTCAAGCTGCTGGAACAGGCAGCGCAAAGAGGCATGAATAATGCCCCCGAACTCCAGGCCGAGTCCGGGAAGGTAATTTCTTATCAGCAGTGTGAATGGACGTTAAAGGATTGCGCTTTGTTCAGGAGTTGGATTAGCGAGTGTTTTGAATCAGGCGGATTGATTGCTGCTCAGACATGCCATAGCTCTGAACAAATACATCAATCTCCTCTTCCTCAGTCTCGTTAGTGAAAGTTTCACCACCGAGACTGTGGAGATCGCCAGATATGACATGACCTTTTTCAACGTCATATCCACCGAGAAGCTCTGCAACAGTGAACTCTCCCATTGGGTCACGGATAACAATGTAACCGATACGTTTTTCATGGTGAACAACGGTACCACGCATAAAAATTTCCTTCTTGGCTGTGTGAGAGCACCAAGAATAGCACCGAGCCTGATGTGGATAAAAGACAGGCTTACAACGATGAGAGCATTGACGAGCAAGGTTTAATGTCCGGTTCAATTCCAGACACCACGATTCAGTGGCAATGGGCAGAGAAAAAGTCCGTTCAATTCGGACACCGGCAGTGCTCTCTTCGTTGTGGTGAATGCGGCTCAGCGCTCGCGATGAAAGGCAAAACATCAAGTCATTATCGGTATAGGTCATCGCTGGATGGTTTGCCGCCAGACAGCACCGGGAGGCACCCGGCACCACAACCTAATCGTGTGTATGGAGATTTCTAACTGGCAGTTGCAGCTGCCATTACGAGGGTAAAACGATGAGCAATGACCGCATGACTGTAGTGCCCGACTTTCTGGGCGAACTGGATGCTGGCGTATTCATGAATAAGATCGCCGCCTCACTCAATACCACTGCACTCGGCACGCTGAATAACGGCGGAAAAGGCAAAGTGGTTCTGACTTTTGATATTGAACGCATGGGCAACTCTGTCGAAGAGAAGCGCGTCAAGATCAAGCACAAATTGCAGTACACCACCCCTACTCCACGCGGCAAGGCGACGGAAGAAGACACCACTGAAACCCCTATGTGGGTTAACCGTGGCGGCAAGCTCACCATCTTGCAGGAAGATCAGGGGCAACTCTTCGGGATCAACGGCGCTACTGACGGAAAGCTTAAAGCGGCTCAGTGAACCGCGACTGACTAATTCACTGCCATTACTTCTACCAATTTATTTATAAGGAATTTTGTATGTCTCAATTAGACGGCGGCGCTATCCAGCAAGTAAAAGACCTGGTCCTTTCTGGTTATCATCTTGGTGATATTGGTGGCCTTGCCTGCCCTACCGCCATGCTGCCAAAAGACGTAAGCGTAGAAAGCCTGGAGCGCTTTGGCCTGGCACGCTTCCGCTTCCGTGGCGCCATGGATACGACCAGCATTGATGACTTTGTTCGTTACTCTGTTGGTTATGCCAGTACTGAAGAACCGGCACGCTGCTTTATTGATGCGCAAAACATGAGTGCCCGCTCTGTCTTCAATATCGGCACACTCGACAATCCAGGCCACGCCGATAACGTTTCAACCATCAAGCTGAAACAAACAGCTCCGTTCCGCGCACTGCTGGCTATCGATGGTGACCGCCTGAGCCAGAAGCAAATCGCTGAGTGGCTGGAAGACTGGAGTGACTACCTGACTGCGTTCGATGCTGACGGTAAGACAATGTCGATCGCCCAGGCCGCGCAAACTGTTCGCCGCATTACTATCCAGCAGGCAACTCAGGCTGACCATGAAGACGGTGATTTCAGCGGTAAAAAGTCCCTGATGGAAAGCATTGAAGCCACCAGTAAAGACGTTATGCCAGTGGCCTTTGAGTTCAAATGTGTCCCGTATGAAGGCCTGGGTGAACGTGCCTTCAGCATGCGTAATAGCCTGCTGAAAAGTAGCGAGCCGTGTTTCGTACTGCGTATCGTCCAACTGGAAGCCCAGGAAGAAGCTATCGCTAATGAATTCCGTGACCTGCTGATTGGCAAGTTCAACGAAAAACCAGTGGAAACATTCATCGGTAACTTCAAAGCGTAATTGCTCTGCCTTAATTGCCCTGCAGTTTGGGGCAATTAGTGAAGCGTAATTCCTTTTTTAATCGCCACCCGGCGAGGGATTCGTGCAACCAAAATCAACCGCAGATGCAGCTGCGAATATATGGAGAAATATACCGATGAGTTTTATACAGACGTTATCCGGCAAGCATTTTCATTATACCAACGCCACCGTTGACGATATCGAGATTGAAGATATCGCCACCGCGTTATCGCATATTTGCCGCTTCGCTGGTCATTTACCAGAGTTCTATTCCGTGGCTCAACACTCCGTATTGTGCAGCCAGTTGGTACCGCCTGAGTTCGCATTTGAAGCGCTGATGCATGATGCGGCTGAGGCATATTGCCAGGATATTCCCGCGCCACTTAAAGCCCTGCTTCCAGACTACCAACGGATCGAAACGTTCGTAGACGGCCTTATTCGATTTAAGTACGAATTGCCACTGACACAGTCCGCTATCGTGAAATATGCCGACCTGACAATGCTGGCTACCGAACGCCGGGATCTGGACATTGATGACGGTACCAAATGGCCTGTACTTGAGGGTATCCCTACCAGCGACATGATCCAGATTGTGCCACTGCGTCCTGGACAGGCTTTTGGATTGTTCATGACCCGCTTCAACGAACTGATGGAGCTTCGCACATGCACCAGCATCTGAAAGTAAAAGACCTGGTCGCCGCCGCTTATGCTGCGGTACCAACTCTGCCACCAGCAGAAGCCAAGTTAATGCGCGAAGTCGCCACTAGGCTAAGTGTGACTTTTACTGCCCTAACTGAATCTTTAGAACTGCGTAAAGCTCTCACGAAAGAGCGAGATGCACTGAATCAGCAGGTAGTTAACCTTGCTGTTGATAATGCAGCCTTTAAAAGCGAAGCAAGGGGTGCAGGCAATGAGCATTAGCATCCTAGTGAAGCAAGTTGGTCGCTTGACGGAGATTGAAATCGATGCATTAAAAAAAGGCGATACGGTCTGGCAGATTGGCGAAAAGCAGCATCCCGATAGAGAGTTGACGGTAACGAGTCAGGGGGCGAGATATATTAAATTTACCAGGACAATTTACTTTGACCGCAAATACCAGCGCCTATCCAACTATCGCTTTATGTACCGCACACAGGAAGATCTTGAGCGAGATAAGCTGAATTTACAGCGTATTAAAAAAATCACCGAGATTTTGTCATCTGGCAACCCAGTGAGAATGGATGATATCTCTGATTTATTGTCAGCAGAAGAGGTGGCAGACCTCTATGATCGCATGCGCCAGCGCTGGCCGGGGGAGTTCAAAGATGAGCGTCGGGAGGCCAGCAATGGATAAGGGAATAGAAGCATTCCGCGAAGCCGTTCGCCGCGCTCCGTTAACTAAGCCGGAAGGGTTATCGCCCGAGTGGCAGGCTTACTTTGACGCGGTTACTCCATTGCATGTGGCTGAACTGATAGCAGCGCTGGAGCAGGCACAAAGCGAGCGAGATAAGTTCAACTTTGCCCATAAGGAATGGAACGATAAAACTGAGTGGGTTCAGAAAGAAAGTACTTCCGGTCGCTTTCGTTTCCAGGTTCTTGGGAGGCATCGTGCAGACGTAATGACGCGGCACATAGATGAACTGGAAGCCCGCACACTTTCATTTGCATTACCAGACCCAAGCAGTAAAGCCTTCTGGGGCGGTAACGGGAAAAATGAAACCTTCTACCCTTCTACTTATAAGCTCTGGTTAAAAGAAGCGATTGAGCGTGCTGGCATTATCGCCGGAGTAAAAATAGAAGTGATATAGTTCTTTTATGAGCTATCAGTGAGAAATAAAATACAAAAAAGACCATTAATGACCCACATAGTGCGCAATAGGTTATTAATGAGCTATTTTATTAAAATTAATGAAAATAAGGTCATATATGAACCATTTGATGATTGATTTAAAAACCATGGGTAATAAACCCACCGCACCTATCGTCTCCATCGGGGCTGTATTCTTTGATCCGCAGAGCGGGAAGATTGGCGAGGAGTTTTACACTGCGGTCCAGCTTGAAAGCGCAATGGCTCAGGGGGCGCAACCTGATGGAGATACCATCATCTGGTGGATGAAGCAAAGTACAGAAGCGAGAGCAGCCATTTGTGCTGATGATGCAATGCCTATCCCGTCAGCGCTCTCTGAATTAAGCCATTTCATTAATCGTCATGCTGATAACCCTAAATACCTGAAAGTCTGGGGTAATGGTGCCAGCTTTGACAATGTCATTCTGCGTGGTGCTTACGAACGCGCTGGACACATAACCCCATGGAAATTCTGGAACGATCAGGATGTCCGGACAATTGTCGATCTTGGTCGCGCTGTTGGATTTGACCCTAAACGCGATATGCCCTTTGAGGGTGAAATGCATAACGCATTGGCCGATGCTAAACATCAGGCTAAATACGTGTCTGCTATCTGGCAGAAGTTAGTTCCAGCAACAAACCCCAACATTTAAACCAACTGGCCCGGGTGCAGCCGGGATATATGGAGAAAAATCTATGAATACCGTATTTCTTTTACTTGCTGAGTTCGGAACGCCCACTATTCCAATTGCAGATGTCTCTGAAAAATATTTTGGCATGAAACCAGCGACAGCCGAAAAGAAAGCCGCGCTCGGAGAACTTCCTATTGCTACGTTTCGTGCCTCAGAAAGCCAAAAAGCCCCTAGGATGCTTCATGTTCAAGATCTTGCCGATCATATTGACCAGCAAAGGAAAAAAGCCAAGGACTTGTTTGATCAAATGAGACCATGCTAACTAGCGTTAGCAACATGGTTTAGGCTTTCTTTCTTAAGACGATCAAATTTCTCGTGAAGGGTATTCGGGAACATTTCTCTGTACACTTTCCATAATGTATTGAGAGAACGATGCCCTGTCACTTGTGCAACATCCTCTATACTAAATCCTGCTTCAAAGAGCCTACTAGCCCCCTCACGTCGCAAATCATGGTACCTCAGATCTCGGATTGATAAATCGTCGCGAACATGCCGATATGTTTGTGTGATACTGCGCTCACGAAATGGGAAAATTCGTTCATCTACTCGAGGCTGCCTCTGAACAATGTCCCAAGCCTCACCTAGCAGTGGAACTGTCATATGGTTACCCACTTTCTTCTTTGGATCCTTTCTGTCACGGACTAATATACTGCGCTGCTGCTCATCAATATCATCCCATCGAATTCTACAAAGCTCACCTATACGGGTACATGTCAGGGTAGATAAAAGAAAAATATCACCGAACGGTGCCTTACTATGTGCAGACTTTTCTTTCTGTTTAAGTCCATTTAATAGAAGCTCAAACTCATCGTTAGATGGCCGTCGATTACGTTGGTTTGACGTTCCAACCATCTTCATGTGCTTTAGAAAAATCCGTGCATCTGACATTTGAGAGTGGTCAATTTCTAAATTAAAAAGAGGCTTTGCTGCCTGTAGCACAGAATCAATATAGGAAATATCGTCAGATATCGTCTTCGGGGAGCATCCCTGAGCCTTTCTGAGGTGGCAAAATTCGATGTAGTGCTGAGATGTGAGAACATTCAGTTCATTGGTAGCTAGCTCGCTCTTTGCTAGTCGATTAAGAACTTCTTTTTTAGATCGCCCTAATTCAACATCTTTATGATTTATATAATTTGCTATCAATTCTGAAAGAGATATGGCCTTCCCAGAATAAGTCTCAGGGTTAGGAAGACCAAACTCCTCTATATAAGCAACACGTTTAGTCCCCCAGCCTTTAGCCAAGGCTAGCTTTTGGAAGGTTCGGTTTTCACGAAAAACATATTTGCCACCACTCTTAACACCAACGGTGCAGCGATATCGCGTTGTACCATCAGCTCTCAAGCGTTTTTCAACCGTATAAAATGCCATTGCTCGGGGTCCTCATGGGGTGCTGGGTGGGGGACTGAGAACAATAAAATACAATTAAATCCGTTTAAATGCACCATAATAATACTGTTTATCGATACAGCATAAGCTGTCAATGCATTGAAATGTAATGTATTTATTATATCAGGGTATTTTCAATCCTCGGTGTCTCACCGGGGCGTTTGTGTTACCATCGCTCCTTCATTTTTTTCTGGACTTCCTTAGTGGCTCACTCTCACACCGCCTTTCTCCCGCAAGCTTTTCTTGATGTTATTCGTGATGCACTCCCGGCAGATCAAACTCTCGAGAGCTTTATCGAGTATTGCCAGCGCCCATTGCGTCGCAGCTTGCGTGTAAATACCATCAAGATTTCGGTCAACGATTTTCTTGCGCTTGTCGCCTCTTATGACTGGCATCTGACACCGATTCCTTGGTGCGCAGAAGGGTTCTGGATTGAACGAGATGATGAAGAAAGCCTGCCGTTGGGTAGTACTGCCGAACATTTAAGTGGTCTGTTCTACATTCAGGAAGCCAGTTCAATGTTACCCGTTACGGCATTGTTTGCTGACGGCAATCAACCGGACCGGATTATGGATGTCGCGGCGGCACCTGGTTCCAAAACCACGCAAATTGCTGCGCGTATGGGCAATCATGGCGCTATCCTTGCCAATGAATATTCCGCTAGTAGGGTAAAAGTGCTACACGCTAACATCAGCCGCTGTGGTATCAGCAACGTCGCGTTGACGCATTTTGATGGCCGGGTGTTTGGTGCTGCGCTACCGGAGTGTTTCGATGCAATTTTGCTGGACGCCCCGTGCTCAGGTGAAGGTGTGGTGCGTAAAGATCCTGACGCCCTGCGCAACTGGACGCCAGAAAGCACTGCGAGCATTGCCGATACGCAGCGTGAGCTGATTGCCAGTGCTTTTCATGCGCTGCGCCCCGGCGGTACGTTGATCTATTCCACCTGCACTTTAAACCGTGAAGAGAATCAGAAAATTTGCCAGTGGTTACTGGATGAGTGGCCTGATGCAGTTGAAATCGCCCCGCTTGACGATCTGTTCCCAGAGGCGAATAAAGCTATTACCGCCGAAGGCTACCTGCATGTTTTCCCGCAAATTTACGATTGCGAAGGATTCTTTGTTGCTCGTCTGCGCAAAACTGCATCCGTAGAAGCGCTCCCGGCCCCCGGTTACAAAGTGGGGAAATTCCCGTTTATACCAATGCACGGAAAACAAGCTGCGGAAGTAACCGCTGCTGCGAAACAGTCTGGAATCGCCTGGCAAGCTGACCAACAACTTTGGTTGAGAGATAAAGAAATCTGGCTATTCCCCAAAGAGATTATTCCGCTATTTGGCCAGGTTCGTTTTTCACGTATTGGTTTGCGCCTTGCTGAGCAATACAACAAAGGTTACCGCTGGCAGCATGAAGCCGTCATAGCCCTGGTGCCTGGTGATTCACCGCTAGGATTTGCGCTTACTGAATTTGAAGCGGACGAGTGGTATCACGGTCGCGATATTTACCCCGATGTATCACCCGCGCTAAATGAGGTTGTTGTGACATACCAGGGGCAACCTCTTGGTCTGGCAAGAAAAGTTGGATCTCGCCTGAAAAATAGCTATCCGCGTGAATTGGTTCGCGACGGAAAACTGTTTGCCGCCAGGGGCTGATGCGTTAAAAAAATAGTCGCCATGTAGTTTGCAGTTTTTGTACGTTTGTCTACGCTCTACTGTGGGAGGCCTTACTGGTCATACCACATGTACCCAGACCCAAGGAGAGCGAGATGACGAAAACTAGCGTACGAATAGGCATCTTCGAAATTGATGATGCTGAATTACATGGCGAGCAGCAAGGGGACCGCACGTTGAGCATCCCTTGTAAATCCGACCCGGACCTGTGCATGCAACTTGATGCCTGGGATGATGAAACAAGCATTCCCGCCGTCCTTGATGGCGAACATTCAGTCCTCTACCGTCAACATTACGACCAAAAATCTGATGCCTGGGTCATGCGCCTTGCATAACTCAAAGTGACCCGTCGCCCAGACGGGTTAATTAATTGACACTGATTACCCTCTTCTCGTGACTTCCCCTACAATTAAGCCAAACGGTGCAACTCAAAGGCAATCATGTTTGCGTTGGTTTTATTTGTTTGCTACCTGGACGGCGGCTGCGAAGATATTGTGGTAGATGTCTTTAATACTGAACAGCAGTGCCTGTTCGCTATGGATGAGCAGCGGATACGCTACGGTGGCTGTTTCCCAGTGGAAGATTTTATTGATAGTTTCTGGCGCCCGGCGCAAGAATACAGCTCGTTGTAGTGTTACTGAACCTGCACCATAGTCAGCTTATTACCAAATACCGCGCCGGTATCAATATAATATTGATTATGAAAATGACTCACTTCTTTGAGCGGCGTGTGCCCGAAGTAAAACTCATCAGCTCCGTCGATATCCTCGCCTCGTCCCTGTAAATTCTTATTAAGCCGATCCCTGCTCCAGACCAGTAAATGTTCATCGACGGGCTGATTCCAACTGTAATGTGCTGAAGGGTAGTCTGCATGAGCAATAACCAGCGTCTTGTCGTGTGTATGAAGTTCAATCACCAACGGCAAATCGCGGCACTGTAATAAGGCTAGCTGCACATTATGTTGACGCTGTTCTGGCAATTCCCGATACCAATCACCACCGTTCATCTGCCAGAGGATCCCCTCACCTTCGTCAAGCGCCTCTAAAGCCATCGCTTCATGGTTGCCCTTTACTGCTTTGAACCACTTACTACCGAGCAGTGCCAGGCATCCCGGGCTGTTTGCACCGCGATCGATAAGATCACCCACCGAGATAAGTAAATCCTGATGATAGTCAAAATGATGAAGTTTAAGCTGGCTAATTAATTCAGAGAGACAGCCGTGTAAATCACCAACAATAAACACATGCCGCCACTCTTCGCCGTCAATTCTCTGATACAT